TCAATCCTATTTAACGCCGCCCGTTGGAACTGATCTATATCATTCCCAATAAACTTAAATTCTGTCTTGAACACAGGGCACATATCCCCGCAGATGTCTTTCACGTACTCAAAGGTTAGCTCAAACGGGATATTATGCTTATCTGCCTTATCTTTGGCCCTATTTACTGCATATACTGCCCAAGTATGCTTAGGGTCCTTGTCCCGCCACCGACGGTTTGCGGCATTATGTAACTCTTTCTTTGTAGTGGCTTCCATTAGTAGTACCCTTCAAACCTACGCTTAAACTGTTTCGGCTCATCTTCTTCATCAAGGATAGTGCGTATAAACCCACCCTTCCTAAATCTCATCAATGCTAGGGATACTGAGTCCACATAGTCATCATGTTCTCCCGCAGGGAAGGACGCAACCTCATCTATGACCTCATCCGCCCAGTGTTTGTTGGGGGTCCACACTCTTCCAGAGGCAAACAGATCAGATACTGCGTTGAGCCGAGCTATCTTGTCATTACCCCGTGTGGGTGTAAATTCTTGGGCCGGAATCCCCATCGCTCTCAACTCATATATCAAGGGAGCACCTGATGCTTTCTTCTCAATAATGATGGAATCTGGTTCCCACTCTTTGTAATGCTCTAGTACCACACGCTTCAGTTCTGGAAACTCCATCCTATCACGAAATGCATTTAACAGTATAATGTTAGCTTGCATTACCCCGTTATCATCCTCCTGATAAAAGACCCCCCAATGGGTACATGCAGAGTAATCCGCCCGGTTGTTCTTTTCAAATGCCGTATCCCAAGCCATTAGTGTAAATTCACACTCAGGTGGGTCCTCTTTCTCCCATATTTTCCACCAGTCCCTCTTAACTATCGCTGCACCCTCACTTGTAGGGTTTTGTTGGTACTGAGCCATCCATTTCGAGTTAGGCAGCTCCCTTCTTAGGGCTTCAAGCTCTTCTAGGGGCCAAAACTCAGGCCACAGGGGTTTCCCTGACGGTAATATCGCTGGAAATTCAATAACTTCCCACTCTTCCCCACTTCTCTGGGCTGCTGCACGTAGAACCTGACCTGTTAAGTCCTTTTTACTCCACCTTGTAGCCACGACAATTATGGACCCACCCGGTTGTAGCCGCTGTCTTGGGCCCGATGTGTACCACTCGTAAGTCTTATCGTAGATTTCTGGGCTATTCTCCGCTAATGCAGCCTCTTGTTCAGAGTGTGGGTCATCTATTATCAGCAAATCAGCGCCTTTACCCGTTACAGCACCCCCCACCCCAATAGCAAAGTAGTCTCCCCCTTGGTTTGTAGCCCACCGACCTGCTGCTTTAGAGTCAGCCTGTAGCCCCATACCCGGAAAGATCTCCTTGTATATGTCCTGATCCACTAAGTTACGCACCTTACGCCCAAATCCTACCGCTAACTCAGCAGTATGGGACGTTTGGATAACCTTCTTATGGGGGTACTTGCCTAGGAACCACGCTGGCAGGAGATATGAGGCAAATTCTGACTTAGTATGGCGTGGAGGCATATTGATAATGAGCCGCTTTATCTCCCCCCGAGCTACTCTCTCGAAGGCTTGTGCCATTTTGTTGTGGTGCGCCCCATCTATAAACGCGGGCCATACTCTATGCACGAACACCATAAAGTTATTTCTAGACTTCTCTGCTTCCTCCCGCCCAGCTAGTTCCTCAAGACCTTCAAGGATTTCTGCCTTAGCTTCAGGAGGCAGCAGGTCAAGTAACTTTGGGTTCTGACGGATCAGTTCTAGGGGTGTCGACATTAAGTCCAAACTCCTTGTCTAAATCTATACTTAACAGATCTAGTTCTTCCACATCCTGAATATCTTCCTGCTTGTCTAAGTACTGTCCTAGCACCCTATTGAGTCTTTCCTCGATTTCTTCTGATGGCTTACTCTTAATTGTGACCTCAAGCTGGTCAGAGAACAGATTCACCCCACGGCGCTTGCCTAGGAGTTCTAGGGCCTTAAGGCGTATCCTAGGATCTCCATCTATAGTCTCTACTAATATCTTATTAGTTACATAGGTCTCGAACCGCTTTGCCGCATTAAGAAACTCATGGTCGTACTCAGTAAGCATGGCTTCTAGCTTAATCACAGTCCCCGGAGAGGCCCTAGACACATTAAGTGCTTTACCTGTTGCAATTATCTCGTGGGCTTTGCGGCTATCTTCGTCTGTAACTTCTGGCATGAGGGCACCAGCCGCAATAAGGGCATCTATTGTATTAAACGCAATATTAACGCTACGTCGATTGTCCTCCACTATATCCGGGTCATCGTCAAATGGCGGAGGGGTATTGGTATCTGGAGTTATAGTTAGGGACATATTTTTGGATCATACCACCTATAGAAGGTAAAGCAATAAAAATTATATATGTAGGGGTGGGGGGTCATGATTTGAAAAGGCAAGGGGGGCTATTTCTAAAAAACACGGGATTGACTGTGCGTAGTACAGCGTAGCGGGGCGGGCCGGAGTCCCATTATCAGTTTGGGGGGTCGGGGATGGGTGGGGTCTTAAGTAGTACTTAATTTCGCCATATCATTTGCTGTACCATGCTTACATAGTATAATGATTCCACGTTGAGCCAACCGAGACAACGCTTGTAACAAACTACTGGAGTATACATATCATGGCTACATCTAAGACAGTAACAAAGACAACCGCATCATGGTCAATTGCTAATCAGGAAGTGATGGGCAAAGAGATAGGCTTAGCGTTTACTCATGCCGTAGATGCTGGCCTACCGTTCAATGATTGGGTATCAAAGATACACAAGGTATCGAAAGGTATCATTGGCACAGTACGCAGCAAAGACCCCTTCATGTTAGCAGTGCAGGACGTACTAAAGGCGCATCGGTATGACATCACCACCAAAGGCGGTGTAAAAAAGAACGTTAGTTATCCGCCAAAAACTATAACTGTTTACTTGTCAAATATACGAAAGGCGATTATGACAGGGACGAAAGTAAACAATAATAGCGGCAAGGTTAGCACGATCCTTTTCGCGCTAGGCAAAAAAGCCGACCCCGATGCAATGGTAAAAAGCCTGCGGAATGGTTTTAACAAGATGAAGGATAACAGCGATAACGCACCCATGCAGCGATTAGCAGCATTCCTGATCGATGCGCTGGATGACGCCGTAGAAGCCTAACCAATACGGGCCCGCAAGGGCCCGTTAACCTAAAAGGATATAACATGAATACCGAAACCCCAAAATCAATTAAGCAGCAATTACAATTTCAATTAGAGTTTATGTGTATGATGCTCAGGTGCGGCAGAGATGATGATGCTGAAATAGCTCTAAAAAAGATCTGCGATTTAGTGGATAGCTTAGAAGACTAACCACCCTTCCCGCGAGTGTTAGTTTTAACCCCGCCCTAATCCGGTGGGGTTTTTTTACGCCTATTAGAAACTGGTATCAATCTGTGCGGGAGGGTGCGTGCGTGACGCGCCGCGAGAATTTAATTATCCCCAACTACTTTGCGGGGCGGGCCGAAACCAGTTTCCTAGGGTGAGGGTGAGGGTGAGGGCGACACATGGGCACGTGTTTGAGATTAAGTAATACTTAACTTGGGGATTTCCTATGCGTTTTGGCATACGTAGGGCTCTGTTCCGTCTGTTCCAAAACTTGTTCCATCACTCTCTGTTTAGAATCAAGCACTTAACAAATCCTGTTCCGTATTGTTCCGTGTTTATGGAACAGCCGAAATCCGCATGCCTAGGGCGTTTAGGTCTCTTTTTAATGTTTTTATTGTCAAATATCAATATATAGCAGCCGGTAAAAAATATGGAACAGATACTCGCAACACGTACAGCTGCGTTTTCACGTGTTTGAGAAAGCGAGGGCAGACCGGCAGAATCTGCTATATCTGGAAATACGGAACAATCCGCCAATCTTGGCATCCTAACCCGCATGGTTATTTGTTCTAACCCTGTTCTGGAACACGGAACATTGCAGAACATTACGGAACAGCCGAAACCCGCATGCCTAGGGCATCTACAAAATACCCCTCCACAACCTGCATATCTAGGGCTTCTCAGAGCACCCACCTCCACAACCCGCGTGTTTGCTCAATTCCCCATTTCTCCAGCAGTACCCGTTATACCCCCACAAGCCAAGCCCGACACC